ACGCAGTCTGACGCCGTTATCTGTGCCGATACGTTCAACAATGGCAATGTTACATACAATGTTGTTATTACTGTCGATAGTTGTTTCGTGGAATATCTCGCCACGTCCCAAATTTTCTATTATCGTTTTTATAACGTCCCACAAATTTGTTTTGTCGGTAGAGAAAAAATCAATCAGCAGTTCATCATCTGCAACCCACTTCATTCCTTTGGCGGTCAACTCGGCATTTGTCATAATGTGAAAAATACACTTCTCACCTACAGACTTTTTGAATTTTGATATAATATCAATCGCTTGTTTTAGAACATATCTTGAACTTTTACCGATATTGTCGCCGATTGTCGGTATAAACGCTTTCTGTGCCTCATACACAAAATGCGGTGTACCGTAAACGTGCAGTGAATCCACACCGTTCATATTTCGCGTTGTTCGGCTGATTTCGTATATATGACCGTTTACGCTAACCAACATATTTTGACTGATTAGACGTGCCTTTTCGTCGTATGGATAGTCAAATTCAATACTTCCTGTATCGTTCAATATCCTTGTTTCTTTGACGTTGTATGCGTTGTTCAGTACCTCACCTGTTTCAAAACTGTCTGTATATCTGTCGTGCAATCGCATAAATGTTATCTGTCCCATTTGTATAAGTCCTCCGTTTCTGTATTCCAAACGTATTGCGGATAGAATGAAAATTCAACCGTTGCCGTCGTGGATAAATTTATTCTATTCGCCCCTGTTTCCAGTTCAAAAAAATTACCTTTGATTTTTTTCATAATACTGTTGCCGTTTACGTCTGTTACCGACTGTTTGTCGCAGTCAATAACACAGTTTTCCGACACCGTAATACTGATACCGTTACAGGTTATCGTTGTAGGTTTTGTGACGTTTGTAACACGCAAAACAGGTCTGACAGGGCGGTCGCCTGTGTTATGTATTGTACTGTCGCCTGCCGTTGTAATCGTGTAATATTCATTCGGTCCGATTGGTATTTCATCATCTAATTTGATGTTTTGGCTATCCAATATCGGACCGTCAAAAATATCAAATACCAACGCCGCCCACGTCTGCACCTTGAACGACACCGAAATGACCGCTTTGCGTCCATAGTTTTCAGGTTTGTAATCTATTGTTTCAATAACCGACGCCTTCCATTTGACATTGGGTGTGTCGTCAAATATCAACTCACCACGCCCCATTAACCACGTTGTGATTTTTGTGATTTTGCTGTTCAGTTCAGACATATCCGCCGCCGATATTTGCAAATTCATTTTAAATACACGGTTTTTATAAAATTCACGGTTGTACGCATTTGCCGTTGAAAAATCATATTCACCGTCTATATACGGGCTGTCATATGTCTGTATTTTCATTTCCGGTTTAATCGGACGTGACTGTGTTTGTACAGTCACGCCGAAATCGTTTGAATGTTTGTTTTTAAAATAAAATCCGTTTCGCATTTTCTACCTCCGCGCATTATACATAGCTACCCAAAACGGCGCTGTCAGTCGTATTGATTGTGATTTTACTGTTGTTGTTATAGTTCTGCTGTTCAATCTTAATGCCCTTAATAGCCTCTATAATCTCACCCAAAGTCTTGGTTATCTTATCATTGCCGCCGCTGACTTCCTGTGTTATATCCGCCACAATACCCGTCACGTCTATACTGTCAATGTTGGTTGCAATGGACTTGATGAAATCAGCCTTGCTGTTTTCCAACGCGTCATACTCCGCCTCCAACTTCTCAATCGTGGCATTGTTCTTGACCTGTAATTGATACAGTTCTTCGTCACGTTGCAGTTGTTTCATCTGCTCTTGCAGTTCCTTGTATTTTTGTTGTCCTCGGTCTGTTACTGCATTTGCGTAAATATCCAACTGTGCCTGTGTTTCGGACATATCAGCCTTGCGGTCCTCTACCGTCCAACTGTCCTGTAATGCCTGTTCCTGTGCAGAAAATTCATCACGCAGTTTATTGATGTAGTCCTGCTGTTGCTGTAGCATATCGTCAAACGATTCGCCCGCTTGGTCGAACATATCGTGATTTAGTTCAGTCATATTTTCGTTGTATTCTTTGCGGCTGATTAACCCCAAATCATAGTATTCCTGTGTATACTGCTGAATACGTTTTAAACCGGCGATATATTCTTCATCAGTCATACCGTAATACTTGCGTTGTTCTTCCAACCAGTTCTTTGACTGCTCCACACGCTCCGAATACATATCCGAACCTAATTCACTTTGATACTTGTCGAACTCGTCCTGTGTCAACTCGCCGTTCGCCAATTCCTCACGGTGCCTGTCCATAACGCGGTTGTATGCGTCAAGCGGACTGTCGCCGTTATCTTGCCAGTCGTTGAAATATGTATGCTCGCTGATGTAGTCTTTGGATATGTCGTACTCTTTTTCAATTTGTTCTTTACGCTTGCCCAAATACTCCTCATTCAGCTTGTTTTTTGCCTCTACATATTCTTTGTGGCTGATTATACCCTGTGCGTACATTTGTTCGGTGTACGTCTGTATTCTGCCGATACCTGCTATATAATCGGCGGCACTCATACCGTTGTATTTTTCTTGGTGTTCCAACCAATCACGACTGTATTCGGTCATATTGTCGTATAACGTTGAACCTATACTTGACATTTCTGTCGTATAGTCCTCCCACGTCATACGTCCTGCCTCGACTTCCGCCATATTGCGGTCACGAATACGCGTAAACGCGTCGATAGGATTGTCACCGTTGTCGTCCCAGTCATTCAGTGCCGCGCGTTCTTCAATGTACGACTTTGACAGGTTGTTTAGCTCCTGCGTGCGTTTCTGTGTCAGACTGAATATTTGTTCCTCAATATCGGCAATATCCTTGTCATTCGACTTGAATTTCTCTTGAAATTCTAACCACTTCTCTAATTCTTGTGCAGTCGTTACTGCGTGCGTTTTGGTGTAATGCGTCCAATCGTCCTTGGCTGATGTAAACGCGTCCGAATT